ATATCTATTTTGTTCTAAATTTGGTACATCAAACTGGACACATCCTAGAAAATATATTATAGGCTGTCCTGCAAGGTTGCTTTTAATCCGCAAAACTCCTTTCCGGGGTATAAATTATACAAAAGAGGTGTTTTATTAATCTTCAAAAAAAATGGGAGGAATTTGTGTTGAGAGAATATTTATGTTTACTGAATAACACGCTGATCGTGGTAGTACTTGCTAAGCAGTTAGAGATTTAGAAGATGGGAAAGCAGATTGTCGCACTGAAAGACAACAAAGTTCTCGTGTGAATTGGACTGGACAAAGGCTGATATTGGCAGGTGATTGAAAAAACAGATTGATATTTTGGGGAGGAAGCGCATTTACTGCCTACCTTTTTTATTTGTGTTCATAAAAAGCCCTTCCACAGAAAAACAGAACAGCATACGGACTGGTAGTTTCCTATTGTCTGTATGCTGTTTCTTTTCTTTGTTGCTTCGACTTCCGTCGGTCGCTTGTTTTCGCTGACGGCAGCCTTCCTTGTACAGACGTGAAAGGGGAAAGGTATCATTTTCAGTCAGTACCAGAATGTGTGCGGCTCTGGCTTTTCTTTTCCATCAGTTTGTCCATTTCCTTTGAGATTTTTTCTTCCGTTATCCTGGCATACCCTTGTGTAGTGAAAATGTTTGAGCGTCCCGTCATCTTGGTTGTGAGCAGACCCCGAACCCATGCCGAGCCAGGTGGTAGAACAGGTCATCTTGCCTGTCCACATCACAGCGATTTTCCGTATCTCGTGCTCAATGGGATATCAAGTATGAGAGGCTAATGCTCTATGCCCGCTTTCTTTGCGCTGTATTTAGCACCTTCTCCTTGAAAGACTAAACATAAGGCTGTTATTTTTGCTTGCTGAAATAATTTAACACGACTCCCAAAATTAATCCAAATGGGACTCCTTGAAAAGAATAGATCTCACAAAGAGAGTACCTGTTCATTTCAAAAGGTATATAGTAGGTCAATAAGGTATATAACCAACTTACAACCAATACAAATAGAGCTTGATAAATATTTAAATAGAACTTCTTTTTATCCATAAAAGCACCTCCTTTTTTCAAATGGAATAAACCGATAAAAGCGAAAACAGCCTGATCCATAAGAACCTCTTATTATCGCGTACGAAATTTACGAAAATATTAACTAAGAACGAAATTAAATTCATTATTTAATACATATTAATACAGGCAAAAGCAAGTCATATCAATGTCTTTAATAAAAAAAGTAGGGAGAAAATCATAACTCTGCTTTCACAGGACAACACGTTGAGTGCAGCAACTCTCGCAGAACGGATAGGCATAACAGCCAAAGCGGTGGAAAAACAGATTGCCGCATTGAAAGCGGACGGAGTACTCCGACGAATCGGACCGGACAAGGGCGGATATTGGCAGGTGGTCGAAAAAACGGATTGATTTTTGGAGGGAGCGCAGTTTGCCGCCTGCCTTTTTTCTTCGAGTTCAAAAAAATGCCCTCTTATAGAATATCAGAACAGCATACGGACCGGTAGTTTCCTACTGTCTGTATGCTGTTTCTTTTTTTGTTGTATCGACTTTTCCGTCGGTCGCTTGTTTCCGCTGCCGTCAGCCTTCCATGTACAGACGTGAAAGGGGAAAGGTTTTCGGGCTGAATACGCTTTGCCTGCAAAGGAAGATTCTGCCCGAAACGGCACGGCCGCCTGACCTTTTCACTTTCAATGAAGTCTGTACTAACTTCATGGACGGCGAGGAAGCAGGCGGCTGCGAAATGGTTATTGGCTGTCAGAGCCGGAATGTGTGCGGCTCCGGCTTCTCTTTTCCATCAGTCTGTCCATTTCCCTTGAAATTTTCTCTTCCGTTATTCTGGCATACCCCTGTGTGGTGGAAATATTGGAGTGTCCCATCATCTTGGCTATGCTCTCGATGGATACGCTCTCTGAAATGAGCAGGACCCCGAACCCGTGCCGGGCCTGATGGTACGAAAGGTCATCGTGCCGACCCAGAATCACGCCGATTTCCCGTATCTCGTGCCAGATGGAATCCCGGCTCGGCAACGGGAATACGGGACTGTGCATGTCGGTGGTATTGTACAGGGACAGTATCTGTTCGGCTATCGGGTGCAGGGGGATGAACGCTTCCACCCCGGTCTTCTTCCGGTTAATACGGATGAACCGCCGACCCTCCGCCGTCGTCCCGATATGGCACGGATGGAGCTGTTTGATGTCGGCATAGGCAAGCCCGGTGAAATAGGAGAAGATGAATGCACGCCTGCCCAGTTCCGCACGTCCTTCATTTAGAGGCATGGCCAGTATCCTTTTCATCTCTTCACGGGTGACATATTTGTGCTTGGGTGCGGTTTTCTTCTCATATTCGACATTCTCCACCGGATTGGTGCGCAGGATCTCGTTGTCCACGGCAAGATACAAGAGGCGGTTCAGCCAGCAGAGGCAGCGGTTGGTCTGCGAGGTGCTGAAATTCTTGTTCCTGATAAGGAATGCCTTGTAATTCTTGCCGAAGTCTTCCGTTATTTCTTCAAAGGCGATGTCTTTCTTACCCAGTGAAACAAGGTAGTCCGTCAGGTACTTCTGGAAATACTGGGATTGCCGGTAGGTGGAGGTGGAATTGATCTCCCTGCTACGTATCCTGAGACGTTCACGCTCTATCTCGCCCATCCGGAGCAGGTGTGTCGGAACGACGAACTGCCTTGTCACCCGGTTCTTGATAATCTCCGCACTGACGACACCCTGTGTCCTCAGAATTTCCTCGTAAGTCTGTTCGATATACTTCCGGTACTCCTGCAGCCTGGCGTTTTCCCTTACCGTGCGTATGGTCCCGGTTCGGGCGTTCCAGTCTTCCGGCTTGCAGCATATCCCGGTGGTGATGGCGGTGTTCCTGCCGTCTATGGTGATGCGGCACATGACCGCCGTGGTTCCGTCAGCCTTTATCTTGCCGCGGTTGATATAGAATAGTATGGAAAAGGTACTTCTCATGATTCTCATTGTTTATGGATTATAGAACAAGTTTCAAATCTCCGGTAGCCTCGATGAGTCTGTCCATGTCCTCGAAGAGCTTTTTCGGGGTGACGCGGGCATAGACCTGGGTCGTCTGTATGTTGCTATGTCCCAGCATGCTGCTGATGGTCTCTATCGGAACGCCCGCTTCAAGGGTGACGAGCGAGGCGAACGAGTGGCGTCCGACATGGTAGCACAGGTTCTCCTTTATCCCTGCCAGCACGGCCAGCGCCTTCATGTGGTTTCTCATGCTCGGATAGTGGATCATCGGGAACAGCGTATCCCTGCTGTCATCATGATATTTCTCTATCAGGGCGACGGCTTCCGGCAGCAGCTTCACGCTTGCGCGGAGCTCGTTCTTTTTACGGCGGTATTTCAGCCATAGCTTGCCGTCCTCGCCGGTGTACAGGTTTTCCCGGGTGACGGTCACGGCATCGCTGTAGGCGACCCCGGTATAGCAGGCGAAGAGGAACAGGTCCCTTGCCAGACGGTGGGTCGTGCGGTGCGGGGCTATCTCCACGTCACGGATTTTCTCGAAACTTTCACGGCACAGTGCCTTGGGGGTCTTGACGGTCTGTTTCGGAAGGACGTAGTGCTGGAACATGAACCGCTCGGAGTGTCCTTCCTGATAAGCCCTTTTGCACGTTTTCTTGAGAATTGCCAGGTAATGCCGTACGGTGTCCACGGCATACCCTTTCTCGTCAAGGATGAAATTTTCATAGTCGTGGATGAACTGTTCCGTAAGCTGCCCGAAGGCCAGGTCTTTCGTCTTGAATTTGGTTTCAATGAACTCGCGCATGGTACGGCAGGTAAAGTCGTAGGCCGGATAGGTACCTTTTGCCCGGTCTATCCCGATACGGCTCTTCACCTCATCCCTGAGGGCATCCAGCATTTTCATCAGGGTCATCTGCGTTTTCATGCTGCCCTGGAAGGCATCCTTGACGGAAGCGGCGTCAAATTCCCCCTTGCGTTCCAGAAGGGAATCGAAGGCGGCATTGATGTCAGGCAGCAGCTTGTCGATTTTTGCATTTATCTCCACCGCCTCCCTGCACTTGCCGTTCAGCCGGCTTTCACGGGGATTCCACAGCCCGGGAGTGCAGGAGAGCTTGCAGCTGAACTGCGCCATCGTCCGGTTCACGGTGATGCGTCCCATTATCGGGGCTTTGCCCGACTTGTCCAGTCCGCTCTTTTTGAGGTAGAGCAAAACCTTGAATTTTTCTACTTTCATACACTTATATAACTTTAGTTGCAAAATTACCTGTTTTATAAGCGTTCTTCGGTATGCAAAACAATGACAATCAGTGTAATATATCGGCGTTTTTAATTATCCGATTTGCTTCGCGTTACCTCGTTCCCTTTCGGTAACTGACCGGCTAACGGTTTGGTAACTGAACATCTTCAATAATCTCCACTTTCCTGCTTTTTTCGCAAGTGGAAGAATATAGAGAAATAGTTAGTTTCCAATGGATTACGTTATCCTTTCTTCTCGTTTCCGGTGTCTCTNTTGCCTATCTTATTCCATGGATTGCGACACAGCTTTGCTACCCGTTGTA